ACCGGAGCCATAGCGACGTTCTCAGCGGCTCTCATCGCCTTGTTCCTCGAAGGCCCGAAGCGTTCGTCGTGATCCGGTTTGAGGATTGGACGCTGCACGGCGTTTGGGGCTCGCCGCCTCGGTTCCGTGGACCCGCCGAGGGCGTGGTGGTGCATCACTCGGTGACGAACGCCGGCAGCGACGCCAAAGCCGCTGCACGCATCGTCGAGCACGTGATCCACCGGCGTGGCGGCTTCTCCATGATCGCCTACTCATACCTGCTGCACCCGGACGGCACCGTGTTTGAGGGCCGAGGCTCCGACTACCGCAATGGCGCTAACCGCAACGACAAAGGCGGCCGTTTCGCCAACTCGAACACGGTCAGCGTGTGCTGCATCGGCGACTACCGCACCGACCGGATCACGCAGAAGCAGCAGCAGTCGTTCGCCCGCCTCATGTCCGACCTGCGTCGCGACGGCATCATCACCGTCGACGCCGAGCTCCTGGCGCACCGTGACCTCGCGTACACTCAATGCCCGGCAGGCGCATACGAGCAGCTGCTGACCGCTATCCCACCCGCCTACGACGACGACCACGACGACGAAGACAACGACATGCTCACCCTGATCGACTCAACCACAAACGAGGGCTGGATCGCTGCCGGCAACATCGCCCGCAAACTGTCCGACCCGGCCGACTGGCTCGCTACGTGGGAAGGCCCGATTCGCAAACACGGGAACATGCGGTACGTCATCGGCGACCTCTACGAGTTGACCGACTGACTTGGCCGAGTGTGGCAAACTGAACGACATGGAAGCGAAAATCGCTCACCTCGAGGCACGGGTCGACGGCCACGACGAGGACATTCGCCGGCTTGTCGCCAACGACGACCGCCTGTTTGACCGCCTCGACCGCCAGTATCAGTGGACCCTGGGGCTGCTGGTCGCGATCTTGATCGCTGTGATTTCGACGCTCGTGGGCGTTCTGCTGTAGGAGCAACGTATGACTGCACTGGCTGGCAAACTCAACATCGTTATCGACCAGGGCGCGACGTATTCGCAAGCGATCACCTGGAAAGACTCAAACGGCGCTATTAGCAACACCGGCTTTTCGGCGCGTATGCAGGTGCGCGCTACGGTCCCGTCAGCGTCGACTGTGGTCAGCTTGACCGACGGCTCCGGTATTACCCTCGGCGGCGCTGACGGCATCATCACTGTGGCGCTCACAGCAACCGAAACAACGGCGATCACCGAAGGCAAATACGTGTACGACCTCGAGCTCGTGAACGGGTCTGACGTGTACCGGATCGTGATGGGCACGTTTACTGTGCGGGGCGAGGTCACCCGGTGACCACTAACACGGTTGACCCAGCGCAGCCTACCGCCTCGACTGTCGTGGTGGCCGCTGATGGTTCCGTAACCGTTACGCAGGTTTCCAACGCCACGACAGTGACCTATCCCGGCGTGTTCTCGCAGTTTTCGCCGTTGGATTTGTCGCCACTGCTGTGGGTCGACGCATCCGACGAGACAACGATCACCGAATCAGGCGGGGCCGTGTCGCAATGGGACGACAAATCTGGCAACGACAACAATCTCACGCAGGGCACGGCCTCTCAGCAGCCCACGACGGGTACTGACACGGTCAACGGCTTGAACGTCATCCATTACGACGGCAACGACTCGTTGCTGACGCCAAATATCTCGTACACAGGGTTGACGATGATTGCCGTGTTCCGGCATTCGTCTCAAAACTTCATGGTGTTGGGAACATCCCTTTCATTCGTATACGCAGGCGTCGGCGAATCTGGTGGTTCAAGCACGATCCTGAGTTTCAACTTCGGCACGGTGTCGTTTCGGTTTGATGGGACACCGTTTTCTGGGACGACTCGCGACGACCTTTACAATGAACTCGCTTCGTCTACAAAAGTTGTGACGCTAGAAACGGACAAAACCGCCACAGTAGGGCTGCAACCGTTTAGCTTCGCAAACGATGTTTTTCGGCCGGTCGGTGATATTGCCGAAGTCATTGTCGTGGATGGCACGTTGACGGCGCAGCAGATCAGCGACGCGGAAACGTATCTGGCTAACAAGTGGGGTATTACGCTATGACGATGCCCTGGTACAAGTGGACAACCGAGGCGTCGTTTACGGCGTGGCAGGGACCGGTGGACGCCGGCCTGGGCCTGCCTCGAGTCGGCGTGAACCAGGCGACGGGCCAACCCGCACCGCTCAAGCAGCGAACGACGCAGTACACAGCCACCACCGAGGTGGCCGCTGACGACTGGCGGGCACCAGTCGACGACGACATCGCCGCCGCCTACCCCAACGGCCTCGGCGAGCCCTGCGACCCGCCACCCGAACCGCCGCTGCCGTAACATTCCCACACATGTCACACACTGCTGATAGTGTGTGGACCATGACTGGAAAACAACAACTACAAGCGTTGGCGAAGCCGTTCCCGCAGTCGCTCATCGAGCGAGCACCCGGCGGCTTCGGCGACTACGTCAAATGGTCCGTCAAGGTCGAGAAGCTGCTGGCTACGGTCGGCGCGTTCGACTGGCAGATCGTACGCGAGATCACCGACCCGGACGGCACGATAACCGGCTGCGTCGGCCGCCTCACTGTCGAGGTAGACGGCCGCACCGTGACGGTCGAGGGTGCCGGCGACGTGGAACGGCCCGACATCATCGGCAGCAACGGCACAAGGCTCAAGCACGCCGAATCGGACGCCATCGGCCGAGCCGCCACCAAACTCGGCCTCGGCCTGCACCTGTGGAGCCAGGACCGCTACCGCCTCGACCGGGCGCTCGACCGAAACGACGCCGACGATGAGTGACCTGTGCCAGCAATGCGGGCAACACCCGACCGAAGGCTGCCGGAACTGGTGCGGCAACTACCACCCGACCGTCATCTACCACCACACGACGCCAAGGGCACGCAACACCGACCCGGCCACATCGCACCAAGCAGCCGCCACCGTCACCAACGTCACCGACACGCAGCAGCTAATCCTCGAGGCGTACCGGGCGCACGGCCCGATGACCGACGAGGAACTATGCCAGCAGCTCGCTGTAACCACTCAAAAGCCTGTCAGCGTGTCCGGTATCCGCACCCGACGCTCCGAGCTCGTCGAAGCGGGACGCGTCTACAACACGACCGACACACGCCTCACGACCACAGGCCGAGCGGCGATCATTTGGGCGGCTGGCTAATGTACACGTTCCAAATGCACGTCTGGCCCAGCACCGACCTTGAAGAGTTCCAGGTGTACGAGCTCGAGGTCGACGTCGGCTGGTGGACGCTGACGCAACGGGTACACCTCGACGACCTGCCCAACGCAATGCACGACGCCGTTCAGGCGTGGGCCGATGCGGAGATCCCGAACCCATGATGACCGTCCTCTACGCCACAGCGTTCGCTGTCGTAATCGGCAACCTCGCCATGCTGCTGCTGTTGTTCATCGAACGACCCGACGAACGCGACAAGTGGCGATAAAACCACGCTGCGCGAACCCGTCGTGCCAAGGCATAGACGGCCCAGTCGGCCGCTACGGCGTATGCCGCCGCTGCTGCACCCCACTAGCCGACGAAACCGCCGGCATGTCCTCAAGCAGCTTCGACGACATCTTCGGCCGCCCTGTCGCCGATCACGCCGACCTGCCAGACATCGACTTCAATCGCCCAGACGACGATGACTGAAGCCGAGCTGCAGGCGGCGATCGTCGACACCGCCGAGCTCGCCGGCTGGCTGGTGTTCCACGATCACGACAGCCGCCTAAATCCGGCCGGGCTTCCCGACCTGGTGCTCGTCAAACCGCCTCGAGTCGTGTTCCTTGAGCTGAAAAGCGAGAAAGGCCGTGTACGGCCCGAGCAGCAAATGTGGCTCGACGCCCTTGCCGGCTGCGACACGATCGCGTCGGCGCTTATCCGACCCGACAACCTTGAAACCGTAATCGACTACCTGACCAAGAAAGACGAACCAAATGACCACTCACAGTGAACGTATGGCACGGGCACGCATCCCGCTGCCTGATCCGCCTCGAGCTCGCAGCCACAGCGAACGCATGGCCGCCGCCCGAGGTATACGCCTTCACGGCGACAGTATGCGAATGACCGTCGCTGACCGCCGCCGCATAGCCGCCTACAGGAATGAGACTGCCGATGTTCGCCGCTGACGTCGATGCCATTCACCAGCTTCTCGGCTGGCTGTTCGTCGTGATTGTGACGGGCTGTTTCCTGATTTGGCGGTACGCCGAAACGGTACGCCCGAAACGTGACCGGTTTGACCAAGAATGGCAGCGCCGTTTCGAGCCGAATTTGCCGAACGTCGCACCATACGCCCAGCATGCCGAACGTGACGCCCAGGTCGAGGTGGACCACGCCTATCTGCGGCTCATGGAAGAACTACCCGACGATCATCTACCGGCCGATTGGCGGCTGTGGGGCGACAAGAGCGGAGCACGCCGATGAACGACCCGTACTACAGCGACGATCACGTCACGATCTACCACGGGGACTGCCTAGAGCTACTTGACACGCTTGAGTTCGACGTAATCGTGACCGACCCGCCATATGGGATTGACTACCGACAGACGATCGCAGGCGCACGCGATTACAACAAGATCGTCGGCGACGACTCAACGGCGACAGCCGAAGCCGCTATCCGGGCGATTCATCCAAAGCCGATGGTTGTGTTCGGCGCAAACCATTTCCCACACGCGCTTCCAGTTCCAGGCCGCTGGATTTGTTGGGACAAGCGCCTCAGTGAGCAAGCCGACAAAATGATTGGATCGCCGTTTGAACTTGCTTGGATGAATACAGACGACAGAAGCGGAATCATGTACCGAGTTCTGCACGGTGGCGTCGTGAACGCCGACAAGCACGGTGCCAAACGCCACCACCCGACGCAGAAACCGGTCAAGCTTCTCACCCGAATCATCAACGACCACGCTCCTGTCGGTGTGATCCTCGACCCTTTTCTCGGCAGCGGCACCACGCTCCGAGCAGCAAAAGACCTCGGCCGCAGAGCGATCGGCATCGAGATTGAGGAACACTACTGCGAGGTAGCAGCCCACCGCATGGCCCAGGAGGTACTGCCACTATGAACGAATCCATTTGTATCTGTCACCGCTGCGGCTACGAAAACGTGCTTTACAGCGTCACCGACGACCTGGTGGCCCGTATCGCCCGCACCGCCGGCGCATTGTGGGCCGTCGACCCGGACACGATCCTGTCGAGGTCGCAACGCAAACGAGTCGTAGCAGCTCGAGCCGCTGTGTGCGCCGTACTTCGCAACGAACTTGGCATGACGTACCCAGACATCGGGGCCACGCTTGGCCGTGACCATACGACGATCATGCACGCCGTGCGGACTTGTGACCCGGACATGATGGTGCAGCTGGCCGAGGCGTGCGCCGAGTTCCTACCGGCTCAGTGAGCGGCACCGCCTCGCCTATTGCGTTTACCTACGCTGACCCGCCGTACCTCGGCTGCGGTCGCTTATACGCGCAAGATCACGAACAAGCGTTGGAATGGGATGACCCGAAACGCCACCGTCAACTGATCGAGCAGTTACAAGATGAATCACCCGATGGCTGGGCATTGTCGATGTCGGTGCCCTCGATGCGGGTGTTGCTTCCGATGCTCCCGCAGCACGCGCGTTTGCTCGCATGGGTCAAGCCGTTTGCCGCATTCAAGAAAAACGTAAACCCGGCGTCGGCGTGGGAACCGGTAGCTCTGGTCGGTGGCCGCAAGCGAACAGACGACAACACTTACATGCGCGATTGGGTTGCTGAATCTATTGCATTGAAGAAAGGTTTGACCGGAGCGAAACCGAAACGATTCTGTTTCTGGGTGTTCGATGCGGCGAACCTGCAACCGGGCGACCAGTTGATTGACTTGTTTCCCGGCACGGGCATCGTCACCGAGGCATGGAACGAATATTGCACGGATTACGAGCGATGCGCGTCGCAGATCAACCGTGTTTCGACCAAATGGGAACAGGGCAAAGGCGTGATGCGATGAGGCGCACACCGCCGCCCTGGACTACTCAACAGGGCGACGGTGCTTGCGCGTCCACCACGAAACGTGGCATGGTTCCCATGCATCTGAAAACCGAGGCGAAGCCTAACACGCTTCGCAGGCGACACCCAGCCGACGTAATGGGTGCGTTTCGATCCCGTGAGAGGTCGGTCGGCCTCGACGAGGGCGATGCCGGCGATGCGGCGCACACAATACATCTGCAAACCGCTTTCGCCGACAGTCGAGGTCACCGTGCCGCCGCCTCGAGCAGATGCCAAGATCGGCGGGAACACGACGCGGCCCGGAACGTAGCGCCTCCGGCTTGTAAGCGAAGCACCGACCGACCGCCAAGCAGCAAGACCCAAACGGCTCACACTTTGTGGGCTGTGGTCTTGACGCTCCGCGCCCTCGCTCCCACCAAGCAGGCGATGCCAGCGGGCGCAAACAACAACAGTCGCCGTAGGCGGCGATCATCACAACCCACAGACTGGAGAACACAACAATGAGCATTTACAAGCGAAACACGTGGGCTGAAGAAGCCGGCATCTGGCACGACCTGAACGGTTTGCCGTGGAAACAAACAGAGCACGCCGAGCACGGCTGGGGGTACTGGTCCGACCATGAACGTGAATACATGCGGCGTGACGGCCTACCGGAGCATCTACTGCTCGACGCCCTGGTCGAGATCATCGGGCAGCTCAACGACGAGCTCGAGCAGCGCAGGAACGCCTCATGACCGTAGGCCTTGAGCAGCTCACCCTCGCCGAACTACGCGACCTGTCACGCCAGCACGGCCTGCCCGAGAGCTACAACGCCGATGACATGAGGCAACGCCTTCGTTGGCACGTCACGCAAAGCCGGTGCTAAAACAAACAAAGCTTATGCAGCAGTGAACCTGTCGGAAAGCAAGATAGGGCTACTGGAAAGGTTGCAACGGCCCGAACTAGCCGTGAAAGCCGGTCCGGCAGGTTTACTGGTGCATAAGGCTGATGGCACACATTGTGACGACTGTGACGGCTGTGACGCCAAACCAAGAAAGAGACAAGGAGCCTAACATGCTGTGCGCTCACTTGAAAAAATATCCAAGCGGTGACGCCGCAGCCAACGGCGTCGAGCGTTACACAACAACACACATGTTCAAGTGCGATCACTGCCACAAATGGCACCGAACAGGACAAGGACCGTGGTTCTACGGCACCGAGCCATGGAACCCAAAAACCGTTCAGAACGGCTCACAACGCTGCTGACGGCCCGTTTTCTTTCAGGCCACCCAAACGGACACCCCCGTCCTTCCCGCTTTCTCTCCCTCCTGTGGGGTGGTGGGCTACCCTGTGGGGCATGGAGTATGGGGCCGCCCACCGCCGTGCTCGAGCTGAGCTGCTCGCTGATCGGCCGATGTGCGTTTGGTGCCGGGCTGCGCCGGCGACCGAAGCGGACCATGTCCCGGCGTTGGCGGCGTTTCCGCCTGGCGAGTGGCGGGGCCAGTTGGTGCCGTCGTGCGGTCCGTGTAATTGGTCGCGTGGTGGGAAGCAGGCGCATCATCGTGATAATCCGAAACCTGTGACTTCGAGGAGATGGTGATGGCTGGTAGGCATCGTGATGCTGTGGAGCGTTTGTTGGAGAAGGCCGAGGGCAACCCGGTCGAGGTTGAAACGCTGCGTGGCCTCGCTGATCGTTGGGACGAGATCGAGCAGTCGGGCGAGGGCGGCGGGCAGGTGCCCCAATTGGCCGCTGTTTTGCTGAGTTCGGCTGCGTTGCTTTCGATTCCAGAGGAAGATGCCCTAGCAGCGTTGGAACGTGAGCTGATGCGATGACGGTGACGCAGGCACCGCTTTTCGGGCTTGAGCAAGCCGAACGAACGAGCGACGACGTGTACACGCCGCCTTGGGTCTTTGAGCGGCTCGGGTTGCGGTTTGATCTTGACGTGGCATCACCGCCTGGCGGTGTCCCGTGGATACCAGCCAAGCGATACTTCACGAAAGCAGACGACGCGTTGAGCCAACCGTGGCACGGCCAAGTCTGGATGAATCCGCCCTACAGCAATTGCACACCCTGGGCGCAGCGCTTCCTCGATCATGGCAACGGCGTTGCCCTCATGTGCGTGTCCAAAGCAAACTGGACAGCGGAAGTGTTTGAGCGTGCCGATGCCGTTCACATGCCCCGCCCGTTCAAGTTTGCAAACGATCACAGCATCTTTATGCCGGTATTTTTTGCAGCAATGGGCCACGAGTGCGTCGAGGCGTTGCGGCGTTTGGGGCGCGTGCGATGAAAACGCCGGCGGCGTTGTATGCCACGCCTGCGAGCGACGCGACCAGCAAGGGCCCGCATTTGGCGCGTGTCGCCGAGCTTCTCGGCCTGGACCTGTTCGGCTGGCAGCGGCAGGTCGCCGACGTAGCCCTTGAGGTTGACGACGACGGCGCGTATCGGTATCGCACCGTTGGCGTGTCGGTTGGCCGTCAGAACGGCAAAACAGCGTTACTAACGGCACGCATCGGCCTTGAGCTTCTGGCTGGCGGTCAGGTTGCTTACACGGCGCAGGATCGAGGCGGGGCACGGCTCAAGTTCCTTGAGGCTGTGGAGCTGCTGCGCCCGGCGCTCGGTGCCCGGTTCGATCAGCTACGCCTCGCCAACGGTTCCGAAGCATTGACGATGAAGAACGGCGGCAGTCTGCG